TTTGAGACTGTTCAAGGCTTGCAAAGAGAGTCAGTTGGAGAGGTAGCTGGCGATGTTTTAATGGAGGCTGGTATTGGCGGTTTGTCTCAAGGTTTATTTGAGGGAGGAGGAGCGGCATTACACGCTTTGTTGGGAAGAAAACCAGCTATACCAGGAGATATAGATATTGCAAGAGCTATTGCGTCTGGAGCAGACCCCGCAGAAGTAGAGGCTTTAAAAAATACTTTAGGAAGAATGCCAACATATAAAGATATTAAAAAAGCTCAAGCGGATGGAACCATTAAATTTATTGGTGAAGAGGCTGCGGTTTCCCAAAGAGCTTTAGGAAGAGCTATTCCTGGTAGATTACAAGCAGCAAGTGAAACTGTATTTGGAAGAACAGAAAGAGATAACAGATTGATTAAATACGGAAATCAAAGAATGCAAAAATTTTTAGAAGATTTACAAGATGAAACTTTAGATCTTCAAGCCGTTGGAACTGCATTTAAAACTGGCCAACTTACTAAAGGGCAGGTAAATGAATTGATTGAAGAAATGTCTAACAAGGCTGCTAAAACCAATCAAGATGTTGATGCGTATGTAAAAAATGCTATAGAGCAAATAGACGACGGCGCCTTTTCTTTAAAACCTGATCGCATAGGGATAGGACAAAAAATAAGAGATGATTTAAAAGAAATATATGAAAGTCAATTTGGAATTACAAAAGATGAATTTGGAAATGAAATTGCTGTTGGCACATTTGTTCAAAGATCAAGAGATATTGATAATTTTTTGGCTGCTAATAACTTAGATGCGATTAATGGGAAGATAAATATTTCTTTAGATAGATTATCAGTAGAGGTTGCAAATTTAATTAAAAGGAATCCATATTTAGAAAATTTATCTGCCTTAGAACAAGTTCCATCTAATCCAGTTGCTGCATTACAAAGAATATTAAAAAATTATAAAGACCAAGGAATGTCAATAGAAGCTTTAAATGAGATTAGAGGCTCTATTCTCGCTGTTAAAAGAGCATCTGGGGTAGAGTCTGAAAAATTAGGCTTAGCTTTAGGTAAAGTAGAAAGAGAAATAAACAATATATTCTCACGTTTAGAAAGAGGTGGAGACTTTGCATCTTTGGGTTTAAAAGCAACTGGCAAGCTTGAGCCAGAAGGCGTTGTTAGAGCTAGAGGAAGACCAAGTAAGGGCCAACTAGAGGCAGAACAAAAATTAGCAAAAGAACAAGCGGCCGAAAATATGTCTAGCGCTGTAAGAATGATAAAAGAATATAATGCAGATTATAGAAATGCGATTAAACCATTTAATAGTGTTGAAATAGCTAAAATTAGAAAAGAAGCTGCTATTAATTCTTACGATGTAGATGATATTTACAAACACGTAATAAAAAAAGATTTTCCTACAGCATTAAACAGAGTTTTAAATGCTTTGGATAATTCTTCTAAAGCAGAAGTAAAAGCAGAACTTCAGAAAAATGTTTTACGCGAAGCTGTTGCAAATTCTGTAGATGACTTTGGGGCTATCAATCCAGTATCTTTTGCTAAATTTATTAACGACAAACTAGGATCTACTAAAAATGTTCTTTTTGACAATGTCCCAAATTTAGAAGTAGCGTTGAGTGATTTTGCAAAAATTAACACAAAATTAGATGCTAAAAAGTTTGCTAACATTGTTGATAAATTACAAACAAAAGATTTTTCAAATGTTGTTAGAAAATTAGTAGATGCAGAAAATGCAAAACACGTTATTGAAACAGACAAACTTTTAAAAAGAATTGTTTCCGCCGAGCCAGATGAAATTGTTTCTACTTTATTTAGAAATGGTCAATCTGGAAATATAACTAAAATAAAAGAAGTAGTAGATAAAGATACTTTTCGAAAAATACAACAAGAAAGCATGAGAGATTTATTGAATGTTGCTGTTGGACCAGGAAAAACAGTAGATGAGGTTTTTAATGCTTCTGCATTAGAAAGAGCATTAAATGCTAAAGGAGACAATGTTTTAAGAGAAATGTTTGGACAAGAGCAAACTCAAGCTTTAAGAAATTTAGTTAGAGATTTAAGAGTAATGACCGCCGCTGAAGGTGGAGGAGCTGGAACTTTAATTGCTGGAGCAGTTGCAGTTAACGCATTTAATATAGCAATGTTGCCAACTCTTGTTCAATTAGGAGTTATGGGTTCTGTATTAAGAAATCCGTCAGTTGTTAGAAGATTGGCAAAATCTGATAAAGAAAGTGTGAATGTTGTCATGCAAGCTTTTAAAGATTCTTTAAGATTATTTCCATCAACTCAATTAGCAAGAGAGGTTATTGACGTAGGAGGACAAGTTCAAGAAGAAGTAGAAAACATTGCAAGCGATGCCATCGAAGATATTAATCTAGGAGATATAACAGAAGAAGTAAGCAAAGAAATTCAAACAATTGAAAGGCCTCGGTTAACGTCAAGCTTAGACTTGCCAAAAGTTGAGCCTATAGCAACACAAACTTCTGGAATTCTTAGTCCAAGCTTACTTGGAACATCGCCTGCAAATATTGATATAGCGCAAAGATTATCAAACATAGCTTAGTCCTTAATTAAATAAAGATCCCAGTTTTTTCTTAACACTTCCAACCATTCTTTGATTGGCATAACTGTTACCTTGTTGTCATCTTTTTCCCACTCAGAATTAATTGCATACAAAGGTACGCACACCCGAATAGGCTTGCGGTTGTATTTAAAAATTAAAACAGGGATACGGCCATCTGTAGACTTACAGACTTGATCCCACCACCCTTGTTGATACCAGTCTCCCTCTTTGTAAAACTTACACTCTACGGCGTGATGAGGGATGTTTATATCGCATAGATCTTTAGATTGATATTGGTCTAAGTTGCGTTTGCAAACGTAATCAATACCTTCAGATTCAAAGAAATCATTTAATATTTTAGCCACCTCTCTTTCAAACGTAGCACCCTTAGTCCTTGAGTTAATCGGCATTTCTCTCTCCTTTATTTATTTTTTTTATAATTGTTTACCAATCCCATTTCTTCTCTGTCAAAGCCTAAAGGATGAGAAGATAAACATTCTAATTCATCTTTACCAAAATGAATGTATGGCTCTGAATCTTCTTCGTAAATAGGCTCTGTTATTGTTCCGAACCTAACATCGTAGACATAATCTTTTTTCCAGGTATGACTGTAAACGCTGTCTGTCATTGCATACACAATTACAAATGGTTGATTGGTAGCTAAAGATAGGGCAGAGCCCATTCTTAGTTTGCTAGCTGAAAGCAGTAAAGTATCATACTTGTTAATATTAAATGTTCTGCATTTTACTTCTAACCAAAAAGAAACTTCTTTGGATTCACACCAGTAGTCTAAGCCGTAGCTTACTGGTAGTTTATGGCATCTAACATTCCATAGGCCTTCAATAAAACCAGCGACACGCTCCTCGCGTTTTTGGTCATTAATATTCTCCATTACTGGTTTTGGCTTATCCATTTTTTTCTCCCTTTTTAAATGTAACGCGTATGTAATATTTTCTGAGTATGGCAAAGATGGTAAAGACAAATGTTTGAGCAACAGATGTTGCCAATATAGAAGCGTTAAAATAATTGCAGATATTCAATACCGTAAGTGATATAGGAAAGGCCAGCAAAAAGCCTACGCCTACGTCACTTATAGTTTCTCGCATTGCGTACTTATCAATCTTCATTGAAAAACTCTGGATCAATCGCAACAATACGTTTTGTTGGCCGCCCAGTTCCTTTTGCTCTTAAATCTTTTTCTTGTATCTCCCCTGAGTTTTTAAGTCGTTCTATAATTTCTTTGACTTCGTATGACTTCATTGATCTGAATATTTCACGTCGATCAATATCACGCTTACTTATACCCCAATCGCCTTGCGATCTAATAAAGCTAAGTATCTGTTTGATACGACCTTCCATTTCAGAACCTGCAACTTTATCTTTACAATTTTCTATTAGCAGTTGATCGTAGTAATAAACATAATCTATCGCCCATTGAGTTATATCACCTTTAATAACTTTGGTTCTCCTATCGTCAGCGAGAGCTCCGATCAAAGCAAGACGCATGGCTTTTTCTCTAGTTCGGGATAATAAAACTTCTAGGCCTTCTTTCTCTAAAGAGTTTTGTTGGTCAACAAGTCTATAAGCCAAGCTGTCAAGCAAGGCGTTAGAATCATCGTCAAACTTTATAACCCTTTGCTTAAAATCCATTTCAGCGTTGTCTCTAGATATTTGCTCCATTTCATTGTCAACCTGTCTAACATGCGAAACCCAATCGTAAGTTGATTGCGGCGGTTCAACGAAAGCCACCATTTTGCCAACTGTTCTTGGCACATGCGATTCAACAACAATAAATCTATTGAGGAACCCGTCAACAATACGACCCGTTGATAGAGCGCCATAAAAGTTTTTAGGCACACTCATGCCAACCAAAGTAATTGCAGGCTTCATAGTAGATCTATCTAAGACTTCTTTTTGTTGCTTGTTGGTTAGAGTCATCATTGAATAGTTATCTGGTCTTAGGACACCATGACACCTGCCCCAAGTCTCCATAAGAATCTGTAACGCATCTTCTTTGTTGGAGTTGGACGACTTAGATATGCTTTCCAATCTTTTACCAAACTCATCCATTACAGTTATATGAGTTGGCTTATATCTAAGTAAGCTGTAGATAGCTCCACTTGAGGTATAGCCGTCTCCTGCCATAAGGTCGCTATGGTCAGCATGATCCAAAATGGTTTCAACAACTGTCTTAACATTTTCTTTGCCTTGACCCGACTTAGCAATACACATAAAAAACAAAGATGAAAAGTTATTCATATTGGTTCTATACATTCTGCCCAAGGCTACTGAACCCAAAGACAATGCTGCTTGCATGCTAATAGCAGGTTGAGATATGTGCGCTATCTTTTCTGAGTATTCGTAAATGTCTTTTAATACACCAGGAGGAGAGTAAAGATTGACTGGTTCTTTGACTGTTCTTGTTGTTGATATGTAAGCAGGCGCTTGTTGATTTTTTCTATCGTGAGTTTTCTGAACCGAATTGACTGTTGTAGATATCTCACTTGCTGATAAAGGCGGAGTGTTTTGTTCGTTCCAAGACTGGACAAAGAACTCTGTAAAATCTGTATTTAAACCTTTGGCTATTAAGTAGCCTGCAAGTCTAGCCGCTTGATCGTTACGACCACCTTCTGAAATACCTTGTATGGATAACGGAGTGGCGATTGGTTTGCCGTTAAGCTTATCAACGCCAGTAACTTTTACCCATAACTCTTGGGTAAGGTTAGGCAAGTCCTCAATATCGTTTAGATCCCATTCTGGAATTATTGTAGGCGTATATATAGCTCCTGTTGCATGAGTGTTATGCGGAGCAACAATCAAGCCACCCACTCCTCTAATATCAATTAGCTTGGCTGGATCATATCCTTCTGTTCGTTTGGCAACCCAAGTAGTAAAGTTTTCTGGATTGTTGTAATAATAGTGGACACCTTTGCCTGTTGCTACTTTAAAAGGTGTTACTGGTAAGTTGGCCTCACACCAATTTACCGCTTCTGGGGTATCTGCATCTATAACAATAAACTTGCCACAGACTAAAGCTACGACTAGATTGTCTCGCCCTTTAAACCATTTCTCAATTTCTTCCGTCGTCGGCTGTCGTTCTTGGTACTGTTGCCACCCGCCTAATTCTTTGGGTGGAACTTTATTATGTCTATGGAGTGGTACTACACTTATTCCATATTCTGCATAAGCAAGAGCTAAGTCCAACGCAGAGTCTTGCGCTGTTACTTGTAAATTGAACACTATTAACTTTCAATACTTTCTTCAATAGGGCCAAATATAGATTCAAAGTCTAGCTTACCGCCAGAGGCTTTGATAATTTTCTTTGCTTGTTTAATAGAGGGTTGTCTAAGACCATACCTCCACGCTCTGGTTGAGGCCGCTGAACAATTAAATAATTCAGCCGCAGGTTCTGTACCAATAAATTCTATGTACTTCTTCAAGGTTATTCTTTGCACTTCTCTCTCCTTATATTGTGGTTCTAGATTATTTTTCTTAAATAGTTT